TTTCTGACCATACCTATGGCAACGACCAATTCTTTGCTCGATTCTTTGAGGATTCCACGGAAGATCATAATTTATAACAAGAGAGCAGAATTGTAGATTTATACCCTCTGCTCCTGCTTCTGTTGCGATCATTATTTCTTCTTCTCCATCCTTGAAACAATCAACTATTGCGGCTCTCATGTCAGCAGTTTTTGACCCCGATATTTTGTCATTATCTTTATTCTTTTCTAACCATTTAGCATAGATATCTTTTGATTTTGGATCGTTATTAGATCCATTAAAAAATATTACTTTCCCCTTATATCCATTGTCAGACAGTAATTGCATTAAATATTCTTGTGTAATTCTTGATTCCGTAAAAATTATCGCCTTCTTCTTTGCTCCGAGATTTTCTGTCATTTGGAATCCTTTTTTGATTGCTGTAATAAGAGCTTCTCCCTTTGAATTCTTCCATATTTTTTTTGCCAAGTCTCTGTATCTCTCAAGATCTTGTTTCTCAACTTTAATGGCTTCTATGTCGTCTTTCGTTAGGATTTTTTTCCCCTCTTCATCTAAGTTTTCTTTATCTTCTTCATCGTCGACCCACTCATCTTTTAGTTCATCATAATTATCAAAATTTTCTTCTATATTTGGAATTCCAAGTTCTTCCTGAATTTGTTTTTTCTGAATGCTTTCTAGGATTTTCCCTAATTTGAAAGCAAGCCCATCAAGTGTGCTTGCTATTGCAAATGAAGAAGATGCTAGTAATTTTCTTAGGATAAGAGTCATTAGTTGTCTTTGGCTTGATGGAAGAGCATAGAGCTTCGGTCGAGCTAGATATTCACTCATCTCTTCATACAGCTCAATTTCTTCTTCAGTTGGAATGTAATCTTGCGTTAACGGTATACGTTTCGTGTATTTGATGTATTCCAAGACCTGTCTGCGTAATGTACGAATACAAATTGGCTTTAATCTTTGTCTTAAATCTTGGAACATTTCTTGTTTTGGTTCGACAAGCCCTAATTCATTTTCATAGATGTCTTGTTCTCGTGAAACTCTTGCGTAATTTGCTTTAAAACTTTTTAAGTCTCCAAAAACATGATCATCTATAATGCTTACAAGTCCATATAGTTCCAATAAAGAATTTTGTAGAGGAGTAGCTGTCAAAAGTATCTTAGGAACGTCACTAATGGCTTCCTTAATATCCTTAGCTACTTTATTTCCAGATTTATAAACATTTCGTAATCTGTGTGCCTCATCGATTATTACTAGATCCCACGGAGTTTGTTTTACGTACGGAGCTTTATTCCTAACGAAGTTATAAGAACAAATTACCAAACTATCTTCTTGATCGAATGGATTTAAGTTACCATTTTTGATGATTTGATTAAAAGATTTAGCTTCAAGAATAGTAGAGGGGATGAAAAATTTCTCCTGTAATTCACCATTCCATTGTTTCCTGAGGTTTGAAGGCACTATAAGTAAAATTTTCCTCTTTCTCTCGGCCCATTTTTGAGAGATCACGAGACCTGCTTCTATAGTCTTTCCTAATCCAACCTCATCTGCTAAAAGTGCGCCTTTGGATAATGGGGATCTAAAAGCAAACAAAGCCGCCTCAATCTGATGAGGATTGAGGTCGACTTGTGCATTAGATAACGTAGAAGTTAGTTTCTGCAAACTGTCAGAAGAGCTTCTTTTAGTTAACTCGTATGCGTAATATTTTGCATGATAGGGCGAAATGTTCATGGACTCTTCAGGTCATTTATGCGCTAATCATACACTATTTGCCTAATTTTCCTATCTCTAGAATTCTTTTTATTCCTTTTCTTCTCTCATTATTAGTCTTCCTAAGCGGTCTCTCCATTCCGATACTCCGTTTGAATAAGTGTATGTTGAATCATCTTGGCTTATAAATCCCATAAAAAAATGATTTTCTATTTCCTCAGAAGCATATGAGATAAGCATTACCAACGCATCAACCAAGTCATCGTGACGTTCCGAACCAAAATTGAGTAGTTGTTCTATCAATTTTTCACACCCTTGTTCTGGAAACAAGATCTGTCCTCTCTCGAAAAAGTGAGATACAAGACTCAATCTGGATCTCTTGTCGCCTCTGGGCAGATATCCTTCCACGCTACACCCCATGTCCTTTAATTGTTGCACAGCAGCATGTTGATACGCTACGTCCTCTACAATCATTAGTGATGTACATGTGTCGTGTATGGATTTAGCCGTATCCAGGGTCTCTTTAAAAGTTATTTTTGAATTTATGGGATTTGGTAAAATGTAAATCACCATATTTTCTTTATAACCAAATACTTTTGCACTAACCATTGCCGTATAATCGGCTTTGTCGTGTGTACGAATTGCTAAATCAACCCCTGTCATTGTTTTCCTAAATTGAGGCTTTTTCATTGTATCTGGTGGTAACTCCGAATACTTTTTTATCCATTTCGGAAAAATAATTCTGTCTTTATCATCAACAATCTTTAGCATGTACTCTCTTTGCCATGACGTTTCCTTTCCAATCCTTTGTTTTTCATTTTCTATACTCTCCTTATCTGGGAACTTTCCACGCCAAAGACAATTTTCATTTTCATCTAATAGTGGATACATTCTGAAAACTCCATCAAACTCCTTTTTATTTATTCGGTTTTTTAAACGCATAATGAAAGAGTCTTCGTGAAGTAAATTTCCGATAACCACCATTCTAGTTTTTGTAGTTCCAGCTGGTATAATTTCACTTGTGATAAAGTCATCAACTTTGTCACGATTTTCTAAAGTTTTAACAGCATTCATATCTTCAACATCGTCACAAATAATAAGATCTGGTCTGTAAGCACCATGTCTTGTTCCTCTCACGCTTTGTTCTGTCGAAACTGCCGAAATCCTTGCTCCGTATTTTGGTATTACTAACGTATAAGCACTCCATTCATCAATTTCCTCGAATGGTCCTAAGTCTTTCTTAAGAGTGGTATTTGTTTCCAGTTCTTGCTTGATGTTTTTTAAGTGTTGTTTGGCTTGTTCCTGCGTTAATCCGACAATCAAAACATACTTACATTGTGGTTTTCCCATGATTGCCCAAATAGGCAGACTCATGTTCATGATTGTTGATTTACCTGAACCACGGAATGCGACTATCACTATATTTTTAACTGCTGGATTTTCGGTTAATCCGAACATTTCTTTCTGGAAATCAGCTGTATCATATTGAATGTAATGACTGAAATAGACATGGAAGAACATGAAGTGACTTTCAAATACTGCTTTAATTCTCAATGCTGAATCTTTTACGATTTTCTTGAAATTACTTGGTAGGTTCATTTTGATTGTTGTTAGATTGTAGGTTGCCAGTTATACCGGCGTGTAGTAATGCATTATTGATCATTTCTTCTTCTTCGGGGGTTAGATCCCTTGAAGTTGAAACAGATCCCGACAGTTCAATTTTATTTTTGTAATTCTTATGATGATTTTTGAGCCAAAATATAACAGCCGTCATGTTCTGATCTCGAATGGCGCTAATAAGTTGAGACTCTGCCATATCATTTACTAGCGCTACTCCATCAATTAAAGCTTCTTCAGAACTCTCCATGAACTTTCGGTCAGATTTGCGCCAACGATAGTATGTCGCTCTGCTTATGCCTGTTTTTTCACATGCGATTTGAATTATTGGCGTTTTCTTTATCTGTTCGATAAGTTTTGATTTTTCTTCTTTTGTTTTCATAATTTTTTGGCTTTAAGATTTGTTAATTTCTCCCATCTTTTACGGATCACCTCTGCATAAACAGGCGACTTTTCCATAATGAAACAGCGTCTCTTTAATTTTTCAGCAGCGATCAATGTGCTTCCGCTCCCACCAAAAGGTTCAATGACTATGTCATTTCGTTTCGTTAAAACTTTTAGATAGGGGATTAGAATTGGTATAGGCTTAGTGCCGAATATTATTCCTTGGCCTGAATGTTTTTCATCATCAGCATTGAACTCAATAAAATCAGTAGGGCATATCTTTTTACCTTTCTTGTACCCTTCGAACTGCGGCTTTCCGCTGATGGCATAAAGAGCAGTTTCATACTCTTCTTGAAGATCTTTTTCTTCATCGTGGTTATATTCAACATCTCCCGACGCTCCAACAATAGCTATGTCATGTTTATTGAAAAACTTGTATTTGGCTGCAAATCCTTGAACACGATTGGGTAAATGCCAAACAATCATGTTTTTGATCTTCCAATGTTTTTCCATTTCTCCCCAAATTGTTCGAATGTTCTTCCAATTTTCGTAAACAATGATTGAAAAATTATCCTTTTGGATTTTGTGGATATTAGATGTCCAAAGTTCTGTAAAATTATCAGGCAGAACATCTGTTCCTAGATAGTGACGATCACGTTTATACCCGAAGCCTTCACTGGCTTTGTTTTTCTTTTTTCCTTTTAAATAGTCAAGGATGTAAGGCGGATCGGTTAAGCACATATCTGCTTTTTCTCCACCCATTAACTTCAAAACATCTTCTTCGACGGTGGAATCACCACACATCAAAACGTGATTGCCGAGTTGATAGCGATCTCCTTTCTGAATCTCAATTTTATCGATTTTGAGTTTATC